TTCGTCGCGGTGTCGTAGTCACCAAGACGGATAGTGTATTCTGGATAACCATCATCGGCATGAGTCGTCGAATTGTAGATGATCGGATTGAGGTTGACCGTAACTTCCGCTGCGTCTGAAGTGCCGAGTTCGATGTCGTCATCCATGGATGGGATGCATCGAGTGAATTCGACGTCGGCAGATGAGCCGTCATCACAGATACCTTGCACGATTACGCTGTAGTAGTCAGTGCTACAGCTGGTTTCGTCGGTACCAAGTAACGCTTGGCCGTTTCCAGTAGTCGCGCCGTCGTAGGTCGCGGCAGTCCAGTTCTCAAGCGCACGGCCGATATAGAACCAGTTGTCGGCGATCATCGTAATCGAAGCGCTCAAGCTGTCGAAAGTCCCAGGGATTGGGGTTTCGGTTGAGCCCTTCTGAGACGCACGGCTTTTCTTGCGTGGTGCGATGTTGAAGGTCACAACGGTGTCTTGTCCGAGATCGTCTTCGTTGAGTGTGAATGTCTCCCAAGCTGAGCTGGAAGTGTCGTACTTGCGGAAAACGATGCGACGTGGCTGTGTAATGTTTACAATTGCCATTTAAATTCCTTTCCTTTTAAATTGATAAATCGATGTCGTAAGTGACCTGCGCGGAAGCTGTCTTGACGATCAGTCCGTTTTCGGTCGCTCCGACGTTTTGCGGTGTGGTCGTCGGGCGAATTCGAACATTGTGGTATTCGTAAGATTCGCCTCCAACCGTACCTGTTAGCTCGCAGATGGTCGGGTTTTCGATCATCCATGTCAAGATGGCCTGCTGAGTCGCCTCAGTCTGAACTTTGTTCGGAAACGCGACGTAGAAGTCGACGGTCTCTTTTAAGTTCAAGCCTTTTGGCGAGTTCATCGATGAGCCACCTCTGGTGATGATCCAAACGCCCGATGCGGGCGAGCCGTTTTTTTGCAATGGCGCTTCTTCCCAGAAGAAGTTTGAATTCTTCTCGAGATCGGCCACGCCATCAGTTGCCATTTGTTCAAAGAGTGCGAGTGTAATCATGCGACGTCCTTAAAGTACTTTGTCCAACCCGAGTTCATTACGTTATTTAATGCGTTTTGCATATAATGCGAGTGACCGTTCGGGTTGTACATTTCCTGCTTATAAGCGTAGTTAATGACAGTCTTGCGAACAATTCCGACGGTGCCGCCTGCGATGACGTCGTATTCCCAAGTGCCAGCCTTCTCGACGCGGATCGAGTTTTTCAAATCGCCCGTGTCGACAGGTGCCAACTGCTTGGCTCTGTTTGAAACTTCTTCGGCCATCATGTAGATGCCCTGAAGAGTCCGCTTCTTAATCGCATCGATCGCCTGGTAGTCCCATGTAATCGTCGTTTTACTACTCATATAACTCCGTTTGCCTTAATATTAGCTCGACGTGCTCGACCGTGCCCGTCTCTTGATTCTTGCCAACCCCGACTTGCTTAATTTCGTAAATAAAGCCGTCCGGATCCTTGGCGTAGTAGCTCGAAATAAGAACGTTGGCTCTAGTCGAGGGCAATTCGGTCGGCTTTACGTATATCAACAGGTCGTTGTTAAGCGTCTCGGCCTCAGGAGCCAGATTGAGGTTCCCCATCGCCACTTCGTCAACGATCACGTTTAAACTTCCATATTCCTCATATTCGACGCCAACCTCAGTTCCGCGAGACACTGTCAGTAGCGTCCAACCGCTGACTACCGCAGAAGGGAAGGCGTCGAAAACAGAGGTGTTAACAACCACAGGCGCATCCTCCTCCCGTATAATTCGAGTAGTACTGATCTCCATCGCAACAATGAATTGCATCGGACTCAACAGTTATGCTCGAATCACACTCCGAGTAAAGATCGAGCAGGTCTCCATAATTTCGGTATAAAGCAACCCACACATCGTCTGCGTTGTCTGAGAAGTTAATTGTGAAGTTTCGGACTGACTTCGAGGTTACCGTTCCTCCAGCGCCTTGGTACTTGAATACTCCAGCGAGGAAATTCGCCAAGAGCATCAGTAGCGAGGCGTCGGGATCATCTGGCCATCCGTCGGTCATGCATAAACGCAAGGCAAGTCGCTCGGTCGCGATCTTGATGATCGTTTCCCAGTCTTCATCGGAGTAACTGACCGTCACCCCTGTAAATAGCGTAAATTGATCTTGCGTCATTGTTGGCTTCTCCTAACTTACGCCGCAGCCTTGATAGCAACAGCAGATTTGTAAGCTGCCAAAGAGCCACCGCGTGGAGTTTCGTCCAAGAGGATGTGCTGGTTGACAGTCGTGTCGAAGAAGTCGTGAGTGTTGATGCCATTCTGGCCGATCATGGTGTAAGCGCCAGATACGAGCAAGTAAGCATCGTTAGTTGTGTCTTTGTCCATCCACGCTGGTGTATAGACGCGAGAAACCTTCAAGATGTCTTCGAGGGAAGCGCCGAATGGGATCATGTAAGAGCCGTCGGTTGCTTTCGCAGTTAACATAGCGGTGATGGTGTCAGCTTTCGCGATGAGGATCTGTTGACCTTCAGTGCGGATCGAACCGCGAGCTGTTACTACTGAATCGTAGAGGTTACTGCCAGCATCAACGGAGGTTGCCAAGTACTGGCCTGCACCAGAGGTAGCAGCGGCGTCTGCTGCGATTGAGTAGAAGCCACGAGTACCGTCGAACATGCGAAGATCTGGGCTTGCTTCCTCACGGCCGTCACCAGAGATAGCAGCGCGCTCAATCTCGACGATGATCGCGTTTACTAATTCTTGTGCGCGGTATTCAACTAATTCTGGGTTCTCGTACATCTCAAGAGCGTCGAGGTCGAGTTTCTTGTAGACCATCTTGCAAAGCACGTCGCGATAAGCGTCGGTAAGATCTTGGAAGACTTTCGTGTCGCCCTTCTTGTGACCTTGAGCACGGCCAGAGTTGTCAGCGGTAGTCTCATAAAGAGTATTTACGCGGAAGCTCTTAGTGTTGATGGTGCGGAAGTGACTGATGATGCCATCAGATTTCTCGAGAGTGTCGATGAAGATCTGCTCGATTACGCCTGGTGTTGGCAAATCCTGAATGGCGTCGGTAGTCACGTTGTGTCTCTTCAATTCAGCACGCCACAAAGCGTCGGCAGTTGCTTTTGAGTTGTGACCTTGAGCCAAGCAGCGATAGTAAGCGCTACGACCTTCGCGGCTCTTAATCCAGTTTGTATCTGTTGAGACCTTGCTTTCCTGTTTGGCGATGCGGTCGCGAACGACTACGACAGGCATATGCAAGCTGTCTTTCTTTTCTTCAGCTGGAGCTTCAGCAGGTGCTTCGCCTTCGTCTTTGCTTTCAGTCTCTTCGACTGGAGCAGTCTCGACGAACTCATCGATAGCAGCGGTGATCTTTTCGATCACAGCGTCGCGCTCGTCAGCTGTTAATGAATCTTTCGATGTCATTTCACTTTCTCCTTTAGTTAGTTTATTTTGTTCACCATCTCCAATCTCGCTCCGTTGAGCCTCTGAGTTTGGTTTGGTGTCGATAGTATGAGCGCGAGGGTCATTTCCAGTCAGTACCATCGAAACCTCGCGTAATATTCCGATGGGTTCAGTAATCTCGTAACCAGCGCCGAAATAACCGTCTGGGAACCAGTCGATACCAGTTGACCATGATGCGTCTTCCGAAATCGCCCAAGCATGATCTGCAAGCTCGTCGTCGTCAGCGAAGTAAACGGTTGCATGTAGGCCGTCGCTTTCGAGCCACACCCGACAAGATCCGAAGATCTTCTCGACGGATGGCACGAGCTCGCCGTCGATATACTCGCCATGATCGGCTTGCGCCTTGACCATGTAGCTCTCGGTTTGCTTGTCTGCCTTGGCGAGATCCGCGACCTTGATCAGTTTGGCGTCGGTTCCCATAACGTAAAGATTCTGGACGTCGCGAACGTCGCCACTCTCCATGATGTCGCCCGAGTTGGCGAGAATGTGGCGCGTGCGCTTGCCAGCCTTCTTTGAATCTAGTAACTGCGATTTAATAAATTCCATAATTGTCTCCTTGGTACAAGCGTAAAATCTGGACGGGGCGAGTTTCAAAAATGTCCCCCCTTTTTTTGTGGTAAATATAGATTGGACGACAGTTGACACAACTGACCTGCCATATGAGACGACTACCGTGACTGGCGACTATGGGACTACAACGCTCTGTAAGATTGGTGTACTCGTAATCGCCAGTGGCCAGCACTCAACGGCGACCAGTAGTAGTATTCTTGGTTATGTTCCGGCTGGCTGGCGACCGAATAGAATATGGACTGGTGTTGGGGTTGGTGCCGGTAATATTTTTGGAAAAATAACAGTTCAGGCCAACGGCCAGTTGACTCTGGTGTCAGCTATGTCTTCTGGCTCATATGTTCGTCTCGACGGCTTTTGCTGGACAACAGTCTAGGTGACCGACCCAATTGCCATCCAGAAAATTTTTGTGTCGGTTGTATTCGAGCGGGTGAGCCAGATTTTACATGTCGTAGTCCCGACGGACGCAACGGTTACTTGATTCGTAGCAGTACTGCTTCCTTGGTTAACGGTACAAGTTACACACGGCGCGGCACTAAATGTAATTGGAAACGTCAAAGTTGCACTAGTTGGTGTGCCAGCTGCACTCGGCGTGATGCTAATTGTCCCCCACGCGAACCCGATCGCTGCCATATCTGCATAAGCAAAATCGCTGGTATTATATACGCTGTTTCTTCGATAGCTCCAGTTTGCCAGTTTGCCCCAGTTTACCGCACCACTCGCTATCTTGTCGCTAGTGATAGCACCACTCGCTATCATGTTTCCCGTAATCTCGCCATCAACTGTCGTCCAATCTATATTGGTCACCATCTTTCGGCTCGCCCCGTCCGTCGACGACAATTGAGTCATAACTAAACAGGAGCACATCATGGCTTTACAATTCTCAGGGATCGAGGCAGTGTCTTTCGGAGACATCGTCGAAGTTCCGCAAATCGACAACAGCATCAGGATTAGGCTTGGCGAGGCGATGAAGCAAGTCAATACTGAGAACGGCATGAATACGATGATCGATTTGGTCGTTTCATGCTTTCCAAATAATAGAGAGAGAGTGCGAGAGTTTATCAACAAACAGATGACGACGCTTGATCTCGAAATCTTAGTTACCTATTTAACCAGTGGACAGCGCGGAGTTGACATGATCGAACGACGATTGGACAAGGCGGTTGACTCTTCCATCGAAGGAGCCGAGTAATGATCTATTGGATTTATCAGGACTGTCCTCTTTGCGGAGCTCGCAAGAACTGGGGCGAGGCGCAGGTCAAAAGCGCGAACGACCACGGTATCAAATATAAGAAGATTTCGTTCGCTCATCCCAAGGCTTACGGCATGGCAAAGAAGGCACTCGAACATGGGATCGCCTCTTATCCGTTTTTTACGGACGGCGAGAGGTTTTCAAAAGATATCGCAGATTTCGCAGTAAAGGAGGAGCCGACAGAAGCAAAGACGAAGAAGAAGAAGACGACGAGGAAAAAGAAGAAGGAGGCGGACGATGGCAATCTGGACGAAGCTGTTTAACAGAGACGCGAAGCGGACTAATACGCAACAGGCAATTCAGGAGAACGGACGCCACCGCGTCAATCCTCTCTGTTCGAATTATGAAAACATGTTTGCACAAGTTCGCCCGCTCGTCGACGAAATGAAGATTGTTCGCCCGTACGGTGTCGGCCGAAACGGGGCAGCGCTTCCAAGTAGTCGGACGCCTGAGCTGGCAGTACTGGACGCGCCGAACGACCAGATGGGTTGGGCGGACTTCATGGATGCCGCGCTTGTCACCTGGTTAACAGAGAGCGAGCTGAACATCCACGTACATATGACCCAAGGTGGTAAGATTTACGGTTACTCAATCTTACCTGTCGGCTCGAAGCATTATTACGGAGCTGGCAATTATTACTTCGACGTCGAGGTAGACGGTGTAGTTGAACAGATCGGCGAAGACCGAGTGATGACCTTGCGGTACTCTCGTAGTCCGCATGACTTAACTCGTGGCGTGTCGCCTGCGTCGGCATCCTTCATCTGGGCACAAATCGACGACTGCGTAGCTCAATACCAGCGAGCCTACTTCGAAAAC